AATAGCACTAGCCGCGTCAATGTTTTCCACATCCATTATTGATAAGACAGTATCTAATTTAGCCATTGTCTTTGAATCTATAGCTGTGCCACCTTCAGCTATAGCTAAATGATTAATGCTATAACCAGTCATGCTAGAAACTGCGTTTCGATTGTTAGCGTAATGTTGCATTGCTACATTAGCTTGCCCTGCTGATAACTGACCATTAGCAAGTTTGTTTATAGTATTAGAAAAAACTTCTGGAATTGCGTGAAGATTTCTTATCTGACGATAAACTTCCTTTGTGCCTGTTGGCATATTTTCACTAGGCAAATTATCTTCTTTAGTGAAATAATTAATATCATTGTCAGTTGCATTACTAGCTTTTTGATTGATGTAAGTCTTTTGATCGCCAACAGTTGACCCATATGAAGTGCTTCCAAATGCACCATTCTCAACAACTTGACCAGCGTTTTGACCACGCAATAAATCAGCGTCTTGGTTTTCTTCACTCTTTAAAGTGCTTATTGTTGCTTTAATATCATTAGCAACACCCTGCAAAGCATTAGGGGATTTCTTGTTTGCCATCTCTAGCATAATTGAAAGCTGTTCTCTGTGTGACTCTGGCACACCAGACATATTGCCGCCGCTAGTTTTGATTGCCATATGTATGCCTCGAAGTGAACGGCTGTTTAATTCAACAACCTCTCCTTCAGCATTTTTCATAACGCTACTACCATTACGCAAACCATCTATAAAGCCGCCAAAAGTAGAATCAATTACATTAGTTAAAGCAGTTACCCTAACTGTTGAAGTAATTTTTTTATTATCTGGGTCAATGTTATCAACATAATCAAAACCTTTTTGCAAAGTATCTGCAAAGTAAGTAGTGCTTCCGTTGTTATTTGTTGCAGAACCTTTAGCGCGAATATTACCACTGTTTATTTCTTCAGCCGCGCCAGTAAGAACATCTAAAGAAGCTTGAGATGCGGCGGAGGCATCTTCTTCAGCTTTAATTCTTTCAGCTTCAGCACTAAATTTAGAAGCATCAACTCCTTTAGAATTAAACCAAGAACTAAAGGCTTGCTCATCAGTGCCTCTAATATACATCTTATGTTTAAGCAAAGAGTCTAAGCTTGGTTTGATTCCGTTAATAAATTCTTCTTTGCCACTAACAATCTTTCCTTGATTAAGATAAGTCTCTACAGCAATTAAATCAGTTTGATCCATATTAGTAATGTCAGGCAAAATCTGATTAAGAAATTGCGAAGTCTTAATCCTACGACTGCCATCTAATTTAGTTTTAGATTCATCAATCTCTCTGTTTCCATACAGAGCATTTGCTACTTTTTGCCTATCGTCTAATTGCTTTCTTGCTTGGACAACAGAATCTACATTGAACGCACCAACTAAATCATCGCTATTTTCATAATCATCAGACCAAATGTTAGCACTAAGATTGTTAGAAGGGATGCTGTTGATTCTATTCTTTTCTTTTACGGCATCATCAGCAGTCTTTAGTATGCTTTCAGAAGAACCGTTTTGATTAAAGTAAGTAGTAAAAGCCCCCATATCTTTATCGGGTTTATATCCTTGGCTATCAATAATAGCTTGAATTGCGGCTTTTTGATTGTCGTTCATCCATGCTGGAAATTCTTTTTTAGATACAAGAGCCTGTTTAACATTAACCCATTTAGCGGCAGACATATCTTTACCAAATACTTTGGTCAACAACTCCATAGAGTTTAGCTGTCTGTAAGCATCTAATTCATCAACGTCTGATTCTTTAATCTGCCTTTCTTGTGCCATACCAGTTCTTTTCGCCCTCTCTGCTGAAAGGACTTCTTGGTTGGCAATAAAGGTTTCAATGGGATTGTTGGCATTTCGCAACGATGGCAAGTTTGTTGACAGAAAGTTTTCAGTAAACTTGTTCATACTAGGAACGTGGATTGTGCTGTAGTTCTCTGTCTTTGCTATAGACTCTTGTTGCAACTGCTCAGTTTGAATTGCATTTTTATCTGAGATGTAACTGTCAAGCCAAGTAGTTAGCTCTTTAGTATCTGTGCCAACAACAAACTTTGAGTTCCGATTAGATGAACCGCTTTTCAAAACTTGTGTAACAGCCGCTTGCAACTCAGCAGTTTGAGTTTCATTTTGGCCTTCAATTTTTGAAGTAGTAACTCCATTGGAGTTAATGGCAGATTTAATCTGCCTCATAGTTACTATGCCCAAGTCATTAAAGTTTGGAATCTTTGATAAGAAAATAGATTTTTGTCTAGTGTGTCTTAAAGACTGCAATTCATTTTCGTATGCTTCGCCAACTAGAAGATTGGAATCACGCGCATCTTCTATCAAACCAAGCTGAGATTCAAACATTTCGTTGATCTCATTTGGCTTTGCACCAGCAAAAGCAGAGTCGAGTATGTCACCATTTTGCGATTGAAGTATTTTTAGAACGTCTGTTCTATCTTCGTCTAACTGTCTAGCTACACGCTTTTCTTCTAGGTTAAGACCAGTAGAAGCTAAGTATTCAGAGCCAACAGATTCAATGTACCCCTTATATTTTCCAATAGCCAAGCCATGCATATTGTCAATATAATCGCCAAAGGTAGTCTTAAATTCTTCAACACCTTTGTCACTGCCTTGATATTTTAAAGCAAGAGTAGCCGCTTTCGTTTTTATTTCTTGGTTAATTGATTCTTGGAAACGCTTATCAATAACAGATTCGTAAGCGTCTTGAGCGATAGAACCGAAACCAGTAGGCAATAAAGACATCGCCTCTGGCTTGCCTGTCTCTGGATTGATGGTTCTTATCTGTTCTCGCTCTAATTGTTCAGCAACCTCTATACCCTTCTTACGAGCCTCTACAGCCGCCATCTTGTAAGCTTGGTTAGTTAGCTGGTTAGCAGACTCATAAGCCCCTCTCCACGCTTGTACGGCGGCGGTAGGCGCACGAACAACGCCTATGCTAGTATTCCGAAACGATACTCTTTCTTTAATTACACCAGCCATTACGCTATCGCCATAGTTTCGTACATCTTGCCCATGCCTCCTACAAGAGACATCATAGCTTTATTTCTAGCACTCTTAGCTTGCACAGCACCTTCGTATCTAGCAACTTTCCCAGATAACTCTAAGCTTTCACTTTTCATAAATCCTTGGAAACTAATACGACTAGCATCTCTGAAAGCTGTTTCTTTTTGTTTATCTAAGAAAGCTTGAAAAGATGAATCTGATGTATCCCTGCCAAGGAAAGAACGGAACGCTTCATTAGTAGCAGTGGCAGAATCAAATTGATTTATTCTATCAACATGCATCTGCTCTGATTCAATCATAGAATTAATCTGCTCTTGCTGATATTGCTGTTCTTTGAACTTGCCCATATCATTAGCGGCACTGCCCTCTTGCATTGCAGAGTAAACAGAAATACCTGTGCCAATAGCTTGCATTGCCATCATAAAACTCATTAGAACGATACCTCCGCAATTAGTCCATTAACCTCTAGCTTTAATGGATAGTTTTGTGAAATTTTAATTGAAGGGTCTTTATCATAACCCAAGAACCTAAATTCTTTTTTACCAGTAGCGGCTGTTCTTTCATTGCTAAAGTCATCAGTCACTTGCCTGAGTATAAGACTGTCGTTGTTTATTTTAATTGAATATGTATCAAGCACATCAACAACAACTTTATAAATACTTCTCGGTTGTCCTGTTAGTGGACCACCTTGGATAATGCCATCAATAGGCATTGTCTCTGCATTTACATTAAATTTGTATCCTACTTCTACATTTGTTAATGCGTTATTTATTTTTGTTAAATCAAGAATCGCACCAGTTGCAGACACAGTAACACTAGAACTAGCAATAGTTGTGGTCACGCCTCCGAATGAAGCCTCTGCATATATGTTTGCATTATCACCTTGCAAAGAATCAAAAGTAATTGTGAACGTACTATTGCCGCCGCCAACAGAAACCTCAACTGGCTGTTCGGTAAATGCCGTTCCGTTACCTTTATAAAATGTAACAACAGACAAAGATGTAGCTGTAATCTGTGCTGTAGCGGCTGGGTCTTTAACCATTACATTCCCATAGTAATCCGATCCTTCAACAACATCTACCATAGAGCCATCAACAAAGTAATCTGAAACATCAAACACACCAGCAGTGCCAGTGTATGAGTTAGAGAAATCTAAGTTGAACGTAGGCTCGAACTCAAGGAGATAGAACCTATCAACGCCATCACCTTTATCAAATACCATAACAACAAACACTCTATCATCAATAGTGACCACAGAATGAAACTTGCCTGTCGATGTAAACTCTGTCCAACCAGCGCGTTTCTCGCCTCGGTTAGAAGCAAACAAAGCCATAGTGCCATCTAAGTTTACTGCAAACATAAATGTCTCTGGCCTGTTTAAAGCACCATTCAATACAGACATTTGAATAGGAGATTTAATGAGGTGAGGCGACAACGTAGAAACTGCGGAACTAACATATGCCGCCTCTGCGTCAGAGAATAGATATTCCCTAACGACTGAGCCGTTCTTTTGAATATAGATAGTCGCGCCATCATAAGATAATGGTCGAACAAAACTAGAGCCAAAAGGTGTCTGTCTTTTAATCTGAGCGTTTGTTGCAGTAATAGGTTCGTTCAATAGTGACGGAATATAAAACTCAGATGTTGAAGTGAATATCTGCAAATCACGGTTTGAAACAATATGGCGTATTGCGTTAATCTCACCAATACTTGCAGTTAAGTCTAACGCATCATTATCTTCAGCATCGCCAACATCGAAGTTAAAGTATTCGCTAGAGCGACTAGCCCATATACCATCAGGCTGTCCGACAGTACCACCAAACCACAATCTATTCTCATGGAAGGTAACTGCCGCAGGAAAGCCACGATAAGAACTATATGATTGTTCTTTCCAGTTAATAGTGGGCGCATGAGTTGTTATTCTTGGCGCACCACCACCGTCTACAGAAGCGTTAGCATTTGTTCCTGCGGTTATGAAGTAATGGTTTGCGTCAATAACTTCTTGCACGTTCCTAGTACCGTTAATATTACCAGCAGTAATACCAGCAATAGAACCAGCCCTAGATATCTCTATTGTGTCGCCAACTTTTAAACCATGCTCAATATGAGTAACTTCAAGATCGGCAGTGCCATCAACACTTCTAAAAGCGTCAATGTCTAAATCAATTTGGATTGTTCCAAATATATCACCAGTAGCTTGAGTTGCGCTTTGCACACTCTTAATCTCTATTTCAGTCTTGGCGTATTTTAAAACAACACCAATATGTTTTGAGTCTGGATAGTTGCCGCCAGTTTGCGTACCAGTTGTGTCAAAGTAATTAGAGCTTGTTGTTAGCGTAACCCCTGCGCCACTAGATGCTGATGGGTCAAGAGTAACGCCAGTTTCTTGAAAGCTATAGTATGGCTGGAAAGTTGTGTTGCCATCAGAGCTTGTCTCAAAGAGAAAAGAGCTAACCTCAAAGTCAGTTAAGCTAGTTCTTCTAAGCTCTCTTGTCTGAAAACTGTTATGACTAATAAACATTACATCGCCTGATTGTGCGTATGTAACTTCGTGCAAGATGCTGTCAGTGAATGGTAGCGCATCACCGTCAACATCTTGCGTGACAGTAGATACCAAACTAACAGCACCAGTAACAGGGCTTATTTGAAAACATCTAATCTTAGCGTTTTCTAAAGAAACTATATATCTCTCATCGTCAGAGAATATAAACGGCACAAGTCTATGTTGCTGAACCTTGTTGTTTAAATCAGGGACAGTATCAAATTCATATATAGATTTTGTGCCAAATCTTTTTAGGATGCCGCCTTCGTTTTTGATAAAGAAGTTCTCTAATCTTTGCGCGGCATTGATATAAACATTAGTGTCAGTTCTAGTGATAAGTGAAGGACTGACTTCGCCAAATTGAAAGTTGCTAAGTGGTACTCTTATTCTAGGCATTAGCTACGCCTTTCAGCAATAAACCTTGAGGTAGTCAACTTCCTTGTTGTCTGTTGCTGTGAGTCAAGATTCCTAGCTTTGATCATAGCCTTATCAGCTAAGTTCTGCATAAGGGTAGCCATAGAAGAATCTCTAGCTAATGAAGTCGCAAACACAATGGCGATAGAATATTCAACAGCAAGAGTGAAATATGAAGGCCAACGAGATTCGTCTGGTCTATAGGTATAGTCAGCTATAACTGTGTTAGTTGTGCTGGTATCACTAAAGACTTTATCACCATAGATAGCATACTCTATAGGCGAATCATTTACAGTGACCGCGTGTATCATTAAAGAATCAGTAGGTATCTGATGCGCGGCTGACCATCTGCCAGTAGGCGTGGCAGTAAGAAGGTTAAGAGCTTGCTGATTGGTAGCAAACCGCCACCTTGTATTTGTAAGAGCATTGCGAACAATGTCTTCATACATATTAACAGCAACAGTAGACTCAGTTGTTCCGTCACCAAAAGAAGTAATTGGCTGTGCGCCAATCAAGATTAACGCTCTCGAACAAATGTCTACGCCAGAGTTGGCGGTGGTGCTAGTTGTTGCCATGATAGGTTAGGGAGGGGTAAGTTAATACCTTGACCCCTCCCAATCCTTTAGTCAGCGTCAGCGACACTGATAGCAGTGCCGTCTGAAACGTCAACGATACCAGCCGCATTAGACAGAACAGTTACAATATTCACTGTAGGTGTTGCTGTGTCATACACGAACATAACGTCGCCAACATTAACCATGGTCGATGCGTCATTGAAGTAACCTTCAGTGTTCACATCAGCGATAGCGTCAGCAGAAGCGTACATCCAAACATTGTAGCCGCCCCCACCTGCCATACGAGTAAGACCAGAAGATGCATAAGCCATTTAAAAGTCTCCTCTTAGTTATCGTCTAGGACTTCATAGATGCCATTGTCATCAATGACAACAGAACCCATAGACATCATAGATGTTGCAAGGTGTGCCACACGCTCTGGAACATAGTTCAGTTCGGTGGTCACATCAGCGCCAATACCCAAACCAACAGAAGAAGTATGATAAGCAATGTTCTTCCCTGCGGTAATCGCAGATGTTGAAAAGATATTGAAGCCCAAGAATTGCTTCATGGTCATACCACCAGCATACGGAAGGTTTTGTTCCCCAACGTAATCTGATGAAGCAAATTCATTGATGTTAAACAAATCAGCGAATCCTGCTGGGTGCATCGCTAGATAACGCCCACCGTCCTCTGGAATGTTTCCTGCGCCAAATGTTTCAAACAGTGTCAACAGATTGGCTTTAGAAACAGCCGCACCAGTTGTACCAATTTGAGTAGCATTTGCACCAGCATCCATTGCAGTCACAAGAATTTCATCTGTCTTACGACCCAATGCAGCCGCCGCAGATTTTGCTACAGCTTGGCGTTCATCAATGTTGGTCTTGAGTTCATCCAATTTGTCGATGTACTCAGCCGCATAATAGTCAGCCATAGTCGCTTCGACATTGGTGTGATCCAATTCCATCGGTGTTACCATACCATTTCGTGATTTGGTAGAAGCAGAGCCAGTTCCGATTTTCTGGAAACGAACTGTGTTGCCGCGAACATTCGCAACAGTACGCACAGTATTCCGTAACTTTGAACCCATACGCTGATAAGCCATATGGACTTCGGACTCGAACTGCTTAATAAAGGCTTGGTCAATAGTATTAGCCATTACTAGCTCCTAAGTTAGAGTTTACAGTTGTATCGGTTGTCTGCTTTCTCTACTTCGGCACGATTGTCCTTGCGGGTCGCTCAGTGATACACAGGCCGTTGAGTGTAATATGCTTGACTTTTTTCATCTTTGCAACGCACAAATCGCAACATTTCGTAACCGTTTACATCTTCACGCTGTTCGTGGAAAACAAATCCACACCAAGATAACCACATAATTGTTTCGTCATGCCCTACTGGACATATGTTTTCAATGATGTCGTAGTCGCCTTGAAGCAAGGTAATGACCTCCTTACACTTGCGAACAAACGGTTTTGCATATGTGTTTATGCCTTCAGTGCCAAGCATCCACACACTGCCTCTGCCATCTTCAAGGGGAACAGTTCCACACATTGCAATACAAACATCGTCTTTTTTAATTGCGTAGGTGTAATGTCCTTCTATTTCAAAGACATGAGACAAAGCATCAAGGGGTGTGAAACCAAATATCTCACACTCCTTAATGTCGTTAGGTCTTAGATTATCATATATATCTAATACATCTTGCATTGTTGCATGATGCAAAGACAGTGGAGGTGAGTCCACTAAGCTAGTGGTAATCATCTGAATAATGTTTTCCAGCCTTCATCTACCTGACGAACAAACTCTTTTTCTCTACGAGCAGGGTCGTGATAGCGTGGGTCTAGCATCATTTGTTTCAAAGTATCTTCGTTTATACGACTAGCACTTTGAGTACTTCCACCACCAGTATCGTCTCTCACAGCTTGCATCATAGCCTCCAATGCAAAAATACCGTCTGCTGTTTCGCACATTCGCTCAATAGCAGGCATGGCATCTTCTGGAAAAAACTTATTAGCAAACAAACTAGCAGACTCAATACGAGCTTCAGCATTGTCACCAAGCCTATTATACTCAGCATCCATATCAGGCATACTGCCTGACTGAGCTTCAGCGTATATCTTAATCCCTTCTTCAAACTGCTCTTGACTAAAGCCGCTTTCAAAAGAATGTTCAGCCCACCAGTTGAGAAGCTCATTATCTGCAACAGCTTCTACATCTAAAACTTCTGGTATTTGATAATCACCAA